CAGGATTCAACGTGGGCATGAACATCGGCAACTGTGCTGGACAGACCATCTACTGGCCACACATACACCTCATACCCAGGCACGAGGGAGACGCTGACAAGAAGGGCGGAATAAGATACGCACACCCCGGAGCGGATCATTACGAATACTACTCAGAGGAAGACACATATGAAAAAGATTAAAAGGAAAAAGAAAATCAGCAGGAAGATCATACCCATGCCCATCTACACGTCACCGGATGGTGGCGAGACCGTGTACGAACAATTACCAAACGGTGAACGCAAACTGGTGGAACAATCACAGCGGGCCCGGGACAACCAGACCGCGTATGATGAGTTGGAGATGGTGGGTGTGGAGGCCATCGAGCTGAGACGTCGGCACCCAGCACTCAAGAAGTCCTGGGATCAATATAAAACAATTTGGCATTTAATCAACACTGTAAATAACAACAATGACTAATTTTGACTGTGTGATTGTTTCAATACCTTTTATTGAATATTACCTACCTCCTGCCGCTCCAGCGGTGTTAAAAGGACATTTAGAAAGCAAAGGATTCAAAGTACAGACTTATGATTTCAATATAACAGTGCGTAAAAAATTCAAAGAAGACGAGTTACCTATAGCGTCTGCTTATTTTCTTAATAATACAACTGAAAAAAATTTTCCAGATGACATATTATCAAAGATCGATATGTTATGTGAAGAGTGGGTGGATACTATTTTACAAAAAAAACCAAAATTCATAGCAATAAGTGTTTTTACATATGATAGTCGAACGGCCTGCGAAATTTTACTAGACAAACTTAAAAGGCGCGACCATGATTCTAAAATCGTATTAGGCGGAATGGGAGTGGCAGAAAGTTGGTTAGACACTGTAAGAGACAAAATAGATTTTTACATTATGGGAGAAGGAGAACTGGCGTTTGAAAACCTTTTACAAGGCAACTTAGATTACAAAGGCATAAACGGTAGAGTTGATCAAATCAAAGATCTTACAGGTCTGGGAACGGCAAACTATGATGACTATGACCTCACTCCCTACGAAACCTTTTATCAAGATAGAAAGGTGGTACAGATTACTGGATCAAGAGGATGTGTACGTAACTGTTCTTTTTGTGACATAAACAACCACTGGCCATCATTTACTTGGCGATCAAGTGAAAGTATCGTTACAGAAATTCAACGCACTTATGAGACGCATGGTGTAAGAGATTTCTTTTTCACTGACAGTCTTATCAATGGTAATCTAAAGGTTTACATGAGTATGGTAGAGAAACTAGCGGATTTTAATTACAAAACTGGAGCGAAAATAACTTGGGGAGGACAGTACATCGTGCGAAAAAGTCAAAACCTAAGCAAGGATTATTTTTCCCTCACCAGAGATAGTGGAGCCTACAATCTGTCTCTAGGAGTCGAAAGTGGTTCTAATACTGTGTTGGCCCATATGAGAAAAGGAGTCACTAGGGAAGACCTAGACGCTTTCATAGAAAATTTTGATACGCACAACATCACATGCCAGTACATGCTGTTGTTTGGATATCCCACAGAAACTGAGGAGGACTTCGAAAAAACACTAGATCTATTTTATGAACATCAAAAATATGTGGCATCAGGAACGATACATGGCGCCACTCTAAATGTTACAATGGGCATAAGTGAAGGAATGCCGATAGCGTCTGCGGAACCAAAAGTTTTTACAAGAGATAAAAGTGAAGATTCTTTGTGGGGTTGGACCTCAACAGTGATTCCAACATTAGATTGGGAAGAACGTCTGAGAAGGAGATTGCTCGCACAAGAAATATGTGATATGTTGAAATGGCCTACTATAAGTGCTGACAGAGAAATAGGAGGTTTATTGAAAACACATGAGAATTATCTATTATGGAAAAAAGGTATTATTACAACAAATATAAACAAGCGACCACTCCTAAGCCAACTATCATAAAATTAATATTGCAGGGCACAGCAGGCAGGCATGGTTATCCGCGAGTGAGAATCTCAGTGGGTAAGAACATTTATTTCAACGATGAGATTAGGAACACACAACAAATCGAATTCACAGTGAAAGAAATAAAAAAAAGAAATGTTCTGAGTATCGAAATGGTCGATAAATCATCTGACGACACAGTGGTCAAAAATGGGAAAATAATAAAAGATAAATTTTTAAAAATCCAAAAAATATGTATGGACAACGTAGACATCAAGAACTACATTTATCAAGGAAGACAGAAACCAATTTACCACAATGAAAATCAAGGCCCTAGGCTAAATTTCTCCGAGCATTTGTTTTTTAATGGGCCATGGAAACTGTTTTATAAAAATCCAGTTACACTTTTTTTGGCATGGTACAACGGGCGTGGACAAAAAATCAATTCGCACGAAAAACAGATGTTGAAAAATAACTATTTGGCACGATTAAATTTTTTGGTAAATTCAAACAACAAATGAAACGAACAACAAACACACCATGGTTATCGTTTACCAGCAGTGTGTGTGCTTCTGTGTGCGTTTAAAGGGGTGATTAAATAGCGTTATGACCAAGTATGTGAGCATAATAGGCAACGGTGAATCGAGGCGTGGATTTGACATCTCGCCATTAAAACTGTTCAGCACAGTGATCGGTTGTAACGCGATCTACAGAGATTTCGTCACAGAGTATCTAGTGTGCGCCGATCGACACATGTGTCAACAGGCTGTGAACGCTGTGGGCAAGGGCACCACCATATTCACTAGAAAGGACTGGGCAGACCAGTTCGCGGCCTGGCCCAATGTTCGTAAATTACCAGACCTTCCTTACTCGGGAGACAAGCGACAGGACGATCAGTTCCACTGGGGCACAGGTCCCCATGCGGGCAACCTGGCACTGACCTACAAGCCCAAAGCCATATTCATGCTGGGCTTCGACCTACACCCATTAGAGAAGGACAAAATCAACAACATGTACACAGGTTCTGAAGGCTACACTTACATCAAGAGACCGGTTGATCCCAGTTACTGGATCTACCAGTTCCACAAACTGATGGGCTACTCGGATCCCGACACTAGATGGATCGTGGTCAACCATGACCGTTGGGAGATGCCTAAGGACTGGTCTAAACATTCCAACGTGTTCCAGGAGACCTATGATGGCATGGCGAAATTCATCAACAAGCAGTTGCATAAAAAATAAGTAGAAGCATGTTTGAAACATACCAAAAAACTAAATGGGTTGACTTAAACAAAGACATCGAAGAGCTTACTAGGATCAGTCACGAAGTTTCTAGTGAAAGAATAAAGGAACCACAAAACACCTACACTGGCAAAATAGATCTGGACTTTGACGAGATTCTAGCAATAAATTTCAAACCAGAAGATGAAGTGCCTTTCCACACTCCAGTGTCAGGAGGTATAGCCCAAACACGCCACGAAGGGATGATCACAGGAAACTGGGTGGGCAAACACCACTTCGACACAGATCACAAGATACATCAAGCAATTCAAAAAAAATTCAAGATCACAAAAACACAGGCAAGACTCAATGTCCAACGACCAGGAACCCTGTGCGGGGTTCACATCGACAAGCACAGAAGTTACACCACGAAAGGAAATTACGATTACAGCAATACACTTACCGAGAACATTTTCCGAGGAATAATATTCTGTAATGATTGGGAGTTGGGGCAGGTGTTCATCACAGGACACCAGACAATAACCAATTGGAAACAGGGAGACACATATGTGTTCCCATGGTACATGTTCCATGGTTCCGCTAATGCCAGCGCAGGCACACGACATCTTGTGATGTTCATGGGCGACAGCGTCCAGTTGACAAAATAAAAAATCAAATCTATAATAATTGCATGATCAGACCAATGGTGGATCACCTCATGGTGCAACAGCAGATACGCGGACCACACCGAGAGTGGAAACACATGGTGTCCGTGATGTGCCTGAACCTGACATACAGGAAACACGTTAAAATTATATTACCACGACTGTTTAAGCGATATCCCAACCCCCAGGCATACCTGCGTGGCAGGTTGAAGACCCAACAAGAGATGTTGCGACCCCTGGGTATGTGGGAGGTGAGATCCAAAAGGATACGTAAAATGACCGAACAGTACCTCACCTGGGACAAGAGGGAGGCCAGTGACCTGCACGGCATCGGCAAGTACGGATCAGACAGTTACCAGATATTCTTCATGGATAGGATTCCGCCCAACGTACAAGACAAGGAGTTGCGGAAATACATTGACAAGCTCGCACAATAGTCTATAATAAGGTTATGTTTGAAAAATACAAAGATGGAGATCTTATCACTCTTAAACTGGCTTCCGGGGAAGAGGTCATAGCGAAATACCAAGGCAACGACGACTCTAGCGTGAGCATAGAGAAGGCACTTGTGCTGATGCAGGGACCTCAGGGTCTGGCGTTCGGTACGTTTTTCTCCACTGCCAACCAGGACGAGGTGATCATGATATCAAAACTGCAGATAATATCCATCGCGTACATCAATGACAAGATCGAGGGCGAGTACAAGCGGATATTCTCGACCATACAGACGCCCGCCAAGCCCAAGATAATCACATGAGCCAGCACTTCGACAAGCACAAGAAGAGCCTGACCGCACTGGTGGACACATCGGAGGCCATGCTGAACGCCATGGAACAGCACGGCGTTGACCCAGAAACTGTGAGCAACAGGCCGGAGTTCTCTGTGCTGATACATTTCCTCAAGAGCATCATTGACGGTGAGTTAAATATACCCAACGAACTAACGGATCGCATCAGAGAGGAGGCGTTCCAACACGAACTTGACAGCAAGATCAACAAGAGGTTGAACTGATGTCAGAGAGGACTGCAAGACTTTCATCCCTCTATAAAAATTCTGCAAGTCATCAACGCAAGGAGACAAGATGACTTACTACTCGACCAAAACATATGGACACAACATAGGATTAGCCTGTGTGTTCAGACAACCCAACGCAGACCACTCACACTGCCACCTACTGCATGGCTATTCACTGGCGTTCAGATTCACGTTTGGATGCAAGGAGTTAGACAACAAAAACTGGGCAGTGGACTTCGGAGGACTCAAACCATTGAAGAAATGGTTAGAGGATCACTTCGATCACAAGACCGCTGTTGACAAGAACGATCCACACCTAGACAAGCTCAAAGAACTGGAGAAACACGACCTCGCGGAGATCGTGGTGTTCGACGGGGTGGGTGCGGAGATGTTCGCCAAGCACGCCTTCGACTTCGCCGACCAATTGATCAAGGAAAAGACCGATGGCAGATGTTTCGTGGAGAGTGTGGAGTGCATGGAACACGGAGCCAACAGTGCGATCTACACTAGAAAATAAAATCTGTATAGAATACGACAATGTAGAAGTCACAGTAGATATCTACGACACCCCGTTGGGCAAGAGATTCATCGAAGCACTGGCAGACAATCTACAACAGAAAAGAGTACTGGAGAAGAATTTCTGTTTCCTAGGATGGGCCAGTTCCAATAGAGATCTCAATTTCTTGTGTAAGGAATTGAACAAGAACATAGACCAGCTCAACTCTTTCAATTTCAAACCTGCCTATGAAAGGATAGAACCATTTGTGGCTGACGATTTCCAGTACAGTGCCAATCTCAAAACAGGAATTGTCAATGATGGGGATCTTATGGCCAAGCCCGGACTACGATTAAAACACGAGGCGTGTAATCTTCTTCATAGGTATTTTGAAGAACTACAAGGAACCGCTTGGAAAACATCGGACTACTACAAGCAGGCAGATGCCAAAACAAGGTATGCGATAAGACAGTTGAATAATCTCTGTCATGAGATTGAAAGTTGGGTTTTGTCCTATAGAAAAAGTGTGATCGAACCAGACTGGATTAGGCCATCGCAGATAACCACGTTCCTAAATGCACCAAGGCATGACCTACACGAAGAGGATTTTGAACTCTTCAAACAAAACAGGTACGACAGGGAATTAGGCGGTGTGTATCTACACTGGTCGCAAGTGGGTAAAACACTGTTTGAAGTGTTCAGGGATGAACACGCACCCAAAATGACCGAAGCATTGTGTTCTGAGATAAACCACCAAAAATTCTATTCCGGTGAGTTCGACGTCGAATGGGGCAACACAATAACCGAATCAACAAACGACTTTAAAAGGGAGGAAATGATAGCATACAGGCAATGGCTAAAGGAAAATAATTTTGACTGGGAAAACCCCAGACTGTCCTTGGGGTACATCAAACTTGGACAAGTGGATCTTGTGTCTTCATTCAATGATGTTTCCTTCCTAGGAGTTTATAAAGTGATGAAACAAAATTTAAATATAAGAAAAATAAAAATAATTGGTGATAAAAACATAGAAAACGATTTTCCTTACACTCTGGAAAGTAACGACTGGGAGCAGATACAAATGGAAGGACTCAAAAGTGGACACTAACCACGTGTTGTGCGTGAAATGGGGCAACAAGTACAGCGCCAAGTACGCCAACGTGTTGAACAGCATGGTCAAGAGGCACACCACGGTGCCCTACCAGTTCCACTGCCTCACAGATGATCCAACAGGCATTGAAGCAGAAATCAATGTGATCAGATTGCCTAAAGATCCATGGATCAAATCGTGGTGGAGCAAATTGTGGATGTTCGCACCCGAGATGCCAGTCAAGGGCAATCTACTTTTCTTTGATCTCGACGTGGTGATATTCGACAACATAGATCCATTGTTCTCCTACACCGGCAAGTTCAACATCATCAGAGACTTCAACAGATGCAGGGTCAAAGACTGGAAAATGAGCAACAGCAGTTGTATGCGTTGGCAGTCGGGCACCATGGACTACCTATGGCTGGAGTTCAAGGATAGGTCAGCACAGATCATGCAACAAAACCACGGTGACCAAGACTGGATAAACAAGAGGGCCAGCAACGACATCACCTGGTGGCCAGACGAATGGATAAGGAGTTATAAGTGGGAGATGGTGGGACTCAAGGACACCAAACTGCTTACCAAGGATGGCAAGAGATATTTCAGGACACCTGCCAAGATAGAACCCGGCAATCGGGTGGCCGTGTTCCATGGTCTACCAAACCCCATGGAGTGTGCTGACAAGTTTGTGGAGGAAAACTGGCGATGAGTTATGGACAGATCAAAGTCAAGAGGGTCAAATCCCACCTAGATGAAATACCTGAGGACTGTGGATACGAGAAGAGGTTCAGATACAACATAGACATGAACGACAACGGGATCTCCGGTGAGTGCATAGAATGGTGCCAGCGAAACTGCAAACACAGATGGGGGTGGTGGTTCGAGCAGAAGGATCTCTACAGCACCGCATGGCACAACTGGGAAGACCAACATGCCTACATGAGTTTCGCGAGTAAAAGGGAGGCCATGAGATTCTGGCTGACCCTAGGGGTAAAACACATAGCAAAAAATGAAAGATAATTACTAGTATGAGCTTATTTGAAATCACAGACGCCGCAAAATCACAGATCGAACGCCTGCTGGAGAAGAACCCTGGCAAGTACGCTGTGAGCCTGGCGGTGCTGGGTGGTGGTTGCGCGGGCTTCAAGTACGAATGGGGATTCGCGGACACCAAGGAGAGCATAGGTAATGGCGACCATGTCGAGGACTGGGGCACGGGACGGTTCGTCGTAGACGAGACCTCAATGCTGTACGTGGCGGGCACCCGGATCGACTGGATCGAGGAAACGTTTGGATCACAGTTCGATATATCAAATCCCAACAGTTCCAGCTCGTGTGGTTGCGGGGAATCATTCGGCATCTGATGGACACGGCTTTCATCATAGGCAATGGTGAGTCCAGGAACATCTTTCCAATACAAAATTTGAGAGGCAAGGGCGTGGTGTATGGCTGTAACGCCATCTACCGAGACCATCCAACCCTGTGTGATCACATAGTGGCGGTGGGACCAGAGATGTTCCAAGAGCTTCAAGAGTGGCATGGGTCAGCAAACACCAAGGTCCGCATACATGGCATCAACGACGTCAGCGGCTGGGACTACATCTGCGATGGCGATCGAGAGACCGATGTTCCCGCGGGACTGAAACTGTACAGGATCTGGCGTGGCGGTAACATAAAGAAAGGTGGCAAGATCAAGACCAATGACTTCTCAAAGGCAAGGGGGTCTGGTTGCAGTGCGGTGCTGATGGCGGCGGAGAGTGGGATCCGTAACGTGGTGATACTGGCGTTCGACATCATGGGCGCCCGGCAGTGGGAGATGGAGACACCCAGTCGCATACAGAACAACATCTACAAAGAGACCAGGAACTACCAAGGACGCGAGAGCATGAAAGCGTATTTGAAGTATGAATGGATGTACCAACTGCGACAGATTTTCCGTAGATTCCCAAAGACCGATTTCTATTTCATCAATCGCAGGGAGTACCTGGAGGGCAATCCGTTCCTGCGTTGGTACTTTGATCAACCAAACATAAAGTCGGGCATATACGCTGACCTGCAGAGATGGATCACGGGCGAGCGTGATCTCATACGCTGGCAGAAATTATAGGGTCTTGGAACTGCTGGCGTCCAGTTGGTAGATCCGCCTCATCTTGACACCCACTGACTGCGCGAACTTCTTGCTGTCACACAGGTGACACACGTGCTTGTAATCGTTGGATGCCCTCTGCACGTCAACACGTGACTTGGGCCTCATGAATATCGTAGAACAACTGTCGCAACGGAAAACATATATGGTGTAGGTGCGGCGGAAGGTGTGGGGGACACCCAATTTGCTCTGCCTCTTGTGTAACCTGAGGGTCTTGAGCGTCTCTATGAACATACCAGTATTTAATAAATACGCATAACAGATTATGGCGAAACTTACGATAGACACAGGGGCGGCGGGCAATCCGGCAACGGGCGACACCCTACGCACGGCGATGACCAAGGTCAACGCCAACTTCACGGAGATCTACAACGAACTGGGCTCGGACGGCACGTTCAGCAACATCTCGTTCGCGGGCAACACCATCAGCACTGACAACACCAATGGCGATCTTACCATCGATCCCAATGGCACGGGCAGGCTGGTCATAGACGCCACCATCACCAACACTACGACGAATTCCAACATCACCATATCGCCCAACGGCACTGGGGCCATCGACGTTGACACCAGCAGGATAATAAATGTCACAGATCCCACTTCAGCACAGGACGCCGCCACCAAGGCCTACGTGGACGCAACATCAAGGACCGGTGACCTAACAATAACCGGTAGCACGATATCAGCACCGTCGAACGCGGCCCTCACACTGACCACGTCAGGTACGGGCAACATATCACTTTTCGACAACACATCAGTGCAGGGCACACTGGGGGTGTCCAGCGACATCACAGTGGATGGCACGTTCAACAGGATAGGTGACTTCACCTTCAGTGGCACCAGCATCAGTTCAGGCAGTTCAACGGCGATCAACATCAACGAGCAGTTGAACGTGGATGGCGCGATGGAGGTGGGAGGAGACATCCTTCCGGCCACGGACAACTCGCAATACCTGGGCAGTGCCTCCAAGAGATGGCACACCTTGTATGTGGGACCAGGATCGATCAACATAGCGGGCGCGTCCATAACCAACGTGGGTGGCATACTCAAGATACCAGGTGGAGTGGAAGGCACACAGGGACTGTCAGGTCTCTTCGTTGACCCCACCTCTCTGCCCTACGGTGGAGAGAACGACGTATTAGGATCACTGTTCAACTACGACGGTACCACTGTGTTCTATGAACAGAGCACATGGACCAATATCAAATATTACGTGGAGAACGTGGCGGGCTACAGCGGCTGGGTAGTCGGTGACGCACTGCCGACTGATCCGATAACGGGCACCTTCGATGATCCATCAGGAACCACCATAGTCCCGGCAACATTCTCGGCCACCACATCAGGCAACAACCTGGTCAGCCTCAAACTGCTGACCGGCGGTAGCGGACTGGGGGCGGGGGCCACGGACAACATCCTGGCGTTCAGGGTGGGAGACCCCATCACCACATACGCGGTCACGCCATACAGTGGAGTGCTGGGAACGGCCAACCCACAGGGAACCATACAGTCAGATTCCACGTTCACGGGCAGTGTGAACGTCAACAGCAACCTGTTCCTACACGACAGCGTGGACGCCTACAACACCATATCGATGAACTCCAACAAGATCACGGACCTGGGCACGCCGACGGCCACCACGGACGCGGCCACCAAGGGCTACGTGGACACGCAACTGTCTTCTTCATCACACAACATCACGTTCGTTGGTGATGACTCAACGGGAACTGCGGTAACACAGGGCGAAACTTTTAAATTCGCTGGAACACAGAACATCACCACAGCGGTGTCAGGTGACACACTGACCATAACAGGACCAGACCTAAGTTCATACGCCACTCAGTCATACGTGACATCACAGGGCTACATAACAAATTCAACCACAACCATAGTTGGCGATGACTCTACAGGCACAACTTTGAATTCGGGCGAGACCATCAAGATAGCGGGAACACAGAACATAACGACTGCCGTCAGTGGTGACACACTGACCATAACAGGACCGGATCTGAGTTCATACGCCACGCAGTCATTTGTCACATCACAGGGCTACATTATCACAGACGCAGGTAAATTTATTGTGGTCGGTGATGATTCGACTGGAACGACTATCAATTTAGGTGAGACCATCAAGATAGCAGGAACTCAAAATATTACAACAGCAGTATCAGGTGATACTTTAACCGTCACTGGTCCTGATCTGTCAAACTACCTACAGAACACGGGCACACAGACCATCGACAACATCAGTTTCAACGACAACATCATCTCAACATCATCCAACGCTGACCTAAATCTAAATCCAGGAGGCACGGGACAGGTCGTGGCCAACTCGGCATTGAAGATCAACAAAGGTTACATCGAGGCCATCAACACATTGACATCCAGTTCGACCATCACTGTGGACTTTTCAGTAGCATCAGTACACACTGTGACACTGGCGGAGAACACACAATTCGTTGTCACAAATCTACCAACGGGTGCGACGGGCACCATAATCATCACACAGGACGGTGGCGGATCAAACACGGGCTCATTCGGCACTGATGGATCCACAGCGGTCAAGTTCGCGGGTGGCACACCAACGCTTTCAACGGCGGGCAACGCCATTGACGTTGTGACCATATTCAACGACGGCACCAACTATCTGGGCAACATAGCCAAGGCGTACGCGGCATAGGGGACACCATGCCATTGAGATTCTCATCATCAGTGCTGACCACAACAGCAGGAGCGGGTTACTCGGCACCGGACTTTGTCAGCTCTGGGTTGACTGCCTACTATGATCCAGCCAACCCACTGAGTTATTCGGGATCAGGAAGCACACTGACGGACCTCTCCGGCAACGGCATCGACGGCACCATAGTGGGAGCCACACACACGGACAACACATACTTCACACTGGACGGTGTCAACGACTACATCGTGACCGGCAACTGCTACTCGGCCATCAGCGCCGCGGACACGCACACCGTGGAGATGTGGGTTTACCTCAATGCGGTAAATGACTCGTTGTGGAGTGACCTGGGTAGCACAAACAATCCAGCCACATCAACTTATCACTTCGCTGGCTCACAGATCCTACAGGTGGGACCATTCCAGCAGATCATAACGGGACTGTGGAACGGCACGGCCATCACACGTGACGTGGCGGGTTCGGGCACACTGACGGGTGCGTGGAAGCACGTGGTCAGGACCTATGATGGCACCACTCTGAGGGGTTACCTAAACGGCGCCAACGGGGGCGGCGGTGTGGCAATGACATTCGACAGTCCCGATGACGATGGCGAGAGCAGTTGGTACCTGGCGTTCGGAGCGGAGGACACAACCACCTATAACAGCTCAACGGCGGGTTGGTTGAGCGGTCGTGTGGGCATAATGCGTGTGTACGACAGGGCCCTGAGCGGTGCGGAAGTCACGTCAAACTACAACGACGCCAAGGCCATCTACGGCCTGTAGTATCCGCTAAATACCATTAAATTATGGCACAACAACTGATCAACATAGGTGTAACGGCGGACGACGGCACGGGCGATACCATCAGAGGCGCGGGCATCAAGATCAACGAGAACTTCACGGAACTGTACGCTACAGCGCTAGCCCAGACCCAGATAGGACTGTTGGGCAACAACATCAGCACCACGCAGAGCAACGCGGACCTGGTGTTCAAACCGTCGGGGGGCCTGGGCGCCATTGTGTTCCCGGGAATCACCATAGATGACAACAACATCCGAGCCAACAGGAGCAACGATGACCTCGTGATCAAGGCCAGTGGCACTGGCTCCGTGGTGATCGGTTCACTGTCATTCTCAGGCACGTCTATGTCGTCCTCTGACTCCTCCCTGGTCAACATCAACGAGACCTTGAACGTTGACGGATCACTGACTGCCAACAGCACGGGAGGCCTGGTGGATTCCGGACCAGTCACAATAAACTCCACTTTGGACGTCGATGGACTCACAACATTGTCCTCGCTGACGGTTTCCGGCAACAGCAGTTTCGCTGGGGTGACCACAGTGGACAACCTCACGTTCAATGACAACATCATTTCAACTTCATCCAACGCTGACCTGAGGCTGACGCCCGGGGGCACGGGGGTGGTCAACGTGTCAAACCTCACCATTGATTCCAACATCAACCTAACGGACAACGTCATCCGTGTGATCAACTCCGACTCGGACCTGGTGTTGTCCGCAAACGGATCCGGCGTGGTAAGGATCAGCAAGATAGATCTGGACCAAGGAAACATAGACAACACGGTGATAGGTGGCAACACTCCAGTGGAGGCCACTTTCGAATCTCTGTCATTACACACCGCCAACACCGCGGGCATAACGATAACAGACAACAAGATCACTACCACTAGGTCCAACGAGTCACTGACGATCACAGCCAGTGGCACCGGGCACGTCAAGATGAACGGATTCCAACTGCCCAACACAGATGGGTTCGGCGGACAACTGCTAAGGACCGACGGCGCCAAGACAGTTACTTGGGAGAGCGCACCACCGTTCGTGGTCTCAAACACTGATGTACAGGACGCCACCGCCACGGTGCTGGGCGCGAGTTCCGCCGCACAGGTCATAGACTCGTGGTCCGCTACCACATACCGTAGCGTCAAGTACCACGTACAGGTGTCGGACACAACGGCCGACAGGTACAGCCTCACAGAGGCCAACGTCACGCACGACGGATCCACGGCCTACATCAGCACTTTTGGCAGGTCAGGCAATGGCACAGGCGACGGATCCACCGCGTACGAGCCCTTACAACTGTCCGTGGACGTCTCAGGCGGTAACGTTAGATTGCTAGGAACAGTAAATAACACAAACGACCAGGTTGTTAAACTGGTGAAACGAGTGATAGAGGTTTAAAAAGATGGCACAACAGACACTGAACGTAGGAACCAACGCCAATGATGGAACGGGTGATAACCTGCGTGTGGCCATGCAGAAGGTCAACGAGATGTTCACCGAACTGTACCTGTCGCCACTGTCGGGCGGAGACCTGGAATTCTCCGGCAACGAGATCAGGGCCACCAGGAGCAACGACGACATAGTTTTCAAGCCCGCGGGCACGGGTGCGGTGTCTATGCCAGCCATACGATTCAACGACAACAACATAGAGGGCACGAGGTCCAACGATGACATAAATCTCTTACCATCTGGCACGGGGTCGGTCATGGTCAACTCAATCAAGATAAGTGGCACGACACTGAGCTCGGACGACTCAGCGGCCATCAATGTGAACGAAGATCTACTCGTGGACGGAGCCCTGAATGTGTCTGGCACCACCACCATAGATGGTGCCGTGAGTTTAGGATCCACATTGGACGTTCCCTCTGGGCTGACCAGTCTATCAACATTGACAGTGACCGGTACCACGAGCCTGGCAGGCACGACCACCATAGACAACCTCACATTCAATGACAACATCATATCATCCACCTCCAACGCGGACATACGACTTGAGCCAGGTGGCACAGGTGCGGTCATCATAGACAACCTCACAGTGGACGGCAACGTCAACATCACCGACAACGAGATCACCACCACGCAGAGCAACTCCGACCTGGTGCTGACCGCCGCGGGCACTGGCAGTGTGGTGATAACATCGGACGTGGACATCAACGGTGGCACCATAGACGGCACAGTGATAGGCGCAACGACCCCGGCCGCGGGCACGTTCACCACCGTGACCACCAGCACTGCCGTGAACATCGACGGAGTGACCATAACTGACAACACCATATCCGCCAACAGGAGCAATGATGACCTAGAACTGTCAGGCAGTGGGACAGGCACCATCACCATCAACGGTTTCACATTCCCCACAGTGGACGGATCAACAGGTGAATTCCTACAGACCAACGGTGCGGGCCAACTCAGTTTCGCCAATCTTTCAGCACCCACCACGCTGAACCACTCCGAGATCGGAGACAGCACCGCCACAGTGGCAACGTCGGCAACTTCTGTGATCGACACCTGGGACGCCACCGCATACAGGAGCGCCAAGTACTACATCTCGGTGTCTGACGCAACCAACAGCAGGTTCGAGATAGTGGAGGCCAACGTGGTACACGGGCCCAGTGCTGACAGCACCACAGAGGCCTACATCAGCATCTTCGGCAACACCACCAACCACACTGCTCCTCTGGCCACGTACACAGTGGACGTGCTGAACGAGACCGTGAGGCTGAAGGCCACAAACATAACCGATGACAGCACGGTGTTCAAGATACAGCGTGTGTTGATAGACCTATAATAATCACATTAGGTTTATAGAATACTTGCTAAATATACCTACAAACCAGGAGATTTACACCAATGGCCAAACAAACCATCAACATAGGATCCAGCGCCAATGACGGCACGGGTGATCCATTAAGAACAGCATTCGACAAGATCAACGACAACTTTACAGAGTTGTACGGCACGGACAACGACATAAACACGTTGGACGCCAATATGAACGTCAACAACTTCGCCATAACCACGGGAGTCACCAACGGTGACATCACTGTGACACCAAACGGCACGGGAAACATCAACCTGGGATCAGTGACCATAAACGGAAGCACCATCAGTGCCAACGATTCAACACAGATCACCGTGGCGGAGAACATACAGACCACAGGCACACTGAACGTGTCGGGAGCAACCACTCTAGCAACTTCACTGACTTTGGCATCAGGGGCAACTGTTACTACTATTCTAGACGAGGACGCGATGGGATCAGATTCAGCCACAGCACTTGCCACACAACAGTCTATTAAGGCCTACATCGATGCACAAAACACTGCGCAGGATCTCGACTTTACGGCAGACGACTCCACTACAAATTCAATAGACCTAGATTCAGAAGTGATGCAGTTCTCAGGGGGCACAGGTATCACTACAAGCGCGACAGGTAACACAGTTACTACAGCGATCGATTCAACGGTTGTCACTTTGACAGGTTCACAAACATTGACCAACAAAGTTTTGACCAGTCCTACTATATCTTCACCATCGATCAACGGGGTGACCACAACGACGTCGTTGACCACAAATGATATCACATCAAATGGATCAAACGCCAACATAACCATAAATCCACAAGGAACAGGAACAATCGAATTAGGTGCGGCAACAAACATAACAGGTAACGCATCGGTTTCAGGAACACTGAGCACCGCTGACATAACCACAACCGGTAACCAGACCATATCAGGGTCACTGACAACGGGTACGCTCAACATAGGGGATCTCAACATCGACGCACAGGGCAAGATCACAACGGACACCAACGGTGATGTGGACATCGATCCATCGGGCACGGGCGCCATCAATCTGACAGGCCCTACCAACATCACAGGCACGGCAACAGTCACCGGACAACTAAACGTCGACAACCTGAGAATGGACGCCAACACAATATCATCTACTTCGGGTGGAATCACAATCTCACCACTGGCCAATGAAACTTTGGCACTGGGTGGAGTGGTGACAGCCGCAGAGTTCCAGGCAACCCTGGCAGAGATAACCACTTTGAGGGCTGACACAATACAAAACGACACGTCAAACGGAGACATTGTCGTGAGCACACAAGGAACAGGAGTGGTGGACTTCAACACCGCTACACAGAGCACAATAGGCGCCAACGGAGCGGCGTCGGCATTGACCGCCAACCCAGTGGGCTACCTTAAGATCAAGATCGCGGGTGCCGACAGGATCATCCCGTTCTACAACGCATAGTGATATAAAGACGAGATTATGAGGAAACGCCACACGGGCAGACAGCACAGATCACCCCGATCAGAGATCACCAGGCTGGATGACGCCATACGTCGTGAGGGTGACAAGGTGGAACGGGAACGCCTGAGACAGCACCGGGAACACTGGATTCGCACGCAGAATTCTAGCCAGTAATCGCCAATAAATACCCTTGTAAGGAGTAACTTAATGGCAACACCAGTGTGGACCACCACGGCAGGTAAAATTGCATCCATAGACGAGCAGGTCGCTTATTCTCTTCAACTAGAAGCGAACACCAGTGACTCTACGGCCATAACTTACTCCGTGATAGCAGGTAGCCTGCCCCCAGGAATGAGGGTCACAACAGATGGGCTACTGACAGGTACCCCGGCCGAGGTTGCCAAGAGAACTCTTTACACCTTCGTCGTGCGAGCCACGGCCGGTGCCTCTATCACAGACAGGACTTTCAGTTTAGATGTCAAAGGTGCGGACGCACCCGTGTTCACCACCGCGTCCGGACAACTGTTGTTGGATGACTCCACCAGCGTGGGTCTCTACTGGGTCATTGACGGATCCAGCGTCAACTTCCAGATGCAGGCCACGGACACTGACACCGAGGCGGGGCAGACCCTGGTGTACGAGATAGTCAAGGGCGAACTGCCACCAGGAGTGACCATGAGCAAGACCGGCTTGATCTCCGGCATCGTGCGACTCACGGAGGATCAAAGATTTGGACCACGTGGAGGGTTTGATGCCAACAATGAGGACTACGACGACGTAGTTTATGACAAGACAGTAGTAACAAAAAGTATCAGCAAGAATTTCGATTTCATAGTGAGAGTATCAGACGGGACCAGTTATGTGGAACAAAACAATTCAATATTTGTGTACTCAGCAGACTACTGGCGCGTGTCAAACACACAGATCACCATTGACGCCACACAGATAGATGGGTCACCACTGACAATGGACCTGAGCGCCAACAGGCGACCGGTGTTCAGAACTGCTCCGGATTTAGGAACTTTCAGACATGACAACAACGTGGTCATTATTATCGACGTTGAGAACTTTGATCCTCTGCAGGGTGACCTCGAGTACAGCATACAGTCTGGATCACTACCCCCAGGACTGCAGATAGACATCAACTCAGGTGAAATTTACGGCACATTGGCCAGACAGACGGCAGTGGAGGTTGATTATTCCTTTACAGTGCGGGCCAACAGAGTGATATCGCCCGGAGTCAACGTTTTCGAAGATCAAACATTCACAATGAAGGTCGTGGGAGAGATAGACATCGGCATATCATTCACCACGCCAGCACAAGTTGGCACTCTACAGGCCGGAATTCCTAGCCTGTTGGCAATAGAAGCAGTCAATGACACACCTAACCGGGTGCTTACATATTCCGTGACCAGTGGCACACTGCCTCCGGGCATAACTTTATCACAGTCCGGCAACCTAGTGGGCACCATAGATGCCAGTGATTTCACAGACTCCACTAGATCATACACATTCACGGTCACCGTCAGTGATCAGTATCAGATCTCCGCCACATCCAAAGAGTTCACTGTCAACATTGACATTCCATTCACACAGACCGAGTACGGTAACATGACCGGACACGCCACATCATTGATAGATCAGAATATATTCTACAACATCGCACAGGATCCCAACATCAACTCACCGGCATACATCTACAGACCGGAGGATCCTAACTTCGGTATGCGTTTGAAACCAGACATGCTGATGATGGCCGGTCTTGAGGCACAGACCCTCACCGAGTTCCAACAACAGATGGAGCAGAACCATGCTCCCAAAACACTTTACTTCGGTGACCTAAAGACTGCTGTGGCCAAAGAAGGCACAACGACCAAGTATGAGGTTGTGTACATAGAGATAAAAGACAGCATGGTCAACAAAGATGGCGTTGCGGTTTCCAGTTCCATAAGGTTACGAGACGCGGTGGTCAAACCTATGTTAGGTCCCAGGGCATCCAGTATGAACGCTACAACCGACTACGTGGACTATGAGGTCACCACAGACGGGGGTCTATCGTTCAGCACAGCAGGATCCAAGGTCAGGTACGCGAACCAACTGTCAGCGGACTTGGGATACATGGAAACACTGTACCCCAACGCGGTGGCCAACATGAGATCTAGGATGAAGAGTTTAGGACACAAGGAATGGGACTATCTTCCTTTATGGATGAAGACCACACAGGCGGGAGATCTCGCACCACTGGGTTATGTGATGGCAGTTCCGATATGTTACTGTCAACCAGGCACCTCAGCACTTTTAAAGAAAAGGATCGAGGACAAAAATCTGGACTTCAAAGATATCAAATTCATCATAGACAGATATCTGGTCAGCAACAGTACAGTGACCCCAGACGAATTCACGGGCGATGGATCGACCACTTCTTTTGAATTGGACGAGATAGTCCATGAGCAGGACATTTACGTGCTGGAGGGCACAGAGCAGGTTTACGTTGGTGAGGGCGTAACAGCGGACAACAACATCGATCCGTCTTGGCTGACTGCTGACAACACCCTGCGGTCATCGGACCACGAATACGGCATAGAACTCTCACACGACACGGTAAACAGGAAGACCACCATAACGTTCACCAAGGAGGTGCCAAGCGCTGGCACAATAATAAAGGTGGAGAGAAGCAACGATAAATACCTTAAATTTAGAGACAAAGGAATACAATAATGGCAAGTAACATAGTACCAGGCAACATAGACGCGACCTATCCGAAAGCAGGACAGGACAACAGCTCACAGGGTTTCAGAGATAACTTCAGTGGTGCCAAAAATAACTTTACCTATGCTAAAACTGAGATAGAGGACCTACAGACCAACAAGGCCAATCTAAACGCCGCCAGCAACTTTGCTGACAACGAGGTAACCAGGGCCAAATTCAAGGACACCAGTCAGACCGTGTATCCGCATGGAACAGTCAGCAGTGGAAACGTCACACTGGACCACGAGAACGGACATTACCAAACACTGACCATCACAGCAGACACCACTTTTGCTTTCCAAAATTTTCCACCATCTGGAGCATTGGGTAGGATCATATTAGATGTGACTGTGTCAGCAGGTGCAACCAATCTAGTGTTCCCTAGTGCAGTGATCAAAGCGGACAACGTCACAGGCAGTGACGGTACGTCAGACACTATAGCGCCGGGACTGGGCAGGGCACTCTACGAATTCATGTCACCAGACGGTGGTACAACGGTGCTGATGCATCAACTGGGCAAACAGTACGCCTAACACATAAAGGGGTATAATGTACTTCCATCCACTACAAGAAGAGATAGGCAACATGAGCGAGGAGGAGATCTCCAATCGCATCAAGGAGCTGTCAAGGAAAGTGGCCATAGCGAGACGTGGTCGCAATCCAGAGATGTTGTCCAACCTACAGATGGCGCTGAGGACCTATCAAGATGCCATAAGGCAAAGGCGCATCGAGGAATGGCACAAGAACAACAAGAAGTTGAGGAACGAACCAGATATCGGCGATTTGATCAACATCGACTAGTAAGTAAACTAGATGTCAAGCAGTTTCACTTGGAACACCAAATTCAAATCAATCATAGTCGTGGACGGAGAACTGTTCCCCAACGAATACTCCGTTGAACTCACGCTGACACCACACACCGCAGACCTCAAGGAACAGACTGCATACTTTGACAGGTTAAAAAACCTGTTCGAACAGGTGTTCGCCAACACCATAACCACCTGGCGTGAGGAGAAACTTTATTCCGTTTTGAGGAAGAACAGCACCAACAGATTCATTGAATTACCAAGGCCACCCTATGACCAGATCATGGCCGCGGTGTGCTACTGCAAGGCCAACAGCATATTGGACAGCAAGATCATCATAGAGAGGATAGCCCTGAGCTCATGGCAGGGTGATGGTATTACCTACACGGTTGACAAGGACAGCAAAGAGCTTATACTGTTAGATAGGCCTGACTGGTTCTCGCAAGAATTCAGCCATTTCGACCCATGGTGGTTGAGGCCAGACACGGCGACATATGATGAGGAACTTGACAAGGGCATATACACAGGACACTTCAGTTGGACGAACCAACAGATCACCATTGACAAACAGCACCAGGAACATGCTAAAATATTCGAATTCAACCCAAAGGTGCTAGATGGCGGAAAAGACAAAGACAAATGAACACGGTGATGTGATCTTCTCGGAAGAGGATGCCATAGAACTAATCTACACCAATCCAGAATTTGACATATCAAGACTGTTCTTCGATGACACAGAGAAGTATTCCACGGCCTTGAAACAACTTGGATTGAATCTGCCAAGCATAAACACCGCACCAGAAAGACAAACACTGTCAGAGTTTGACAGGTCGAACATCGACCGCTGGCACATGCCAGAGAAATATTACCAAATCAACGTTTTACAATGGTTGTTGGAACGATGCCAAAACGACGAGGAACGATTGCGTGTGCAGATGGAATACGACCTCTTTGAAAAGAAGAAATTCGTCCGAGTGCTACAGTTCTTGATCTATTTCGTAGACACACTCAGGGCCAACAACATAGTCTGGGGAGTGGGTCGTGGATCAAGCGTGGCCAGTTTCTGCTTGTTCCTGATCGGGGTACACAAGATAAATCCCCTGCTGTACAATTTGGACATCACGGAATTCCTGCGATGATAAGTAATCAATATAGGAGTATATTAAAATGGTAGCAAGAGCACCCAGAAAGAGAATGTACAGAACCATGCAGGGTCGGATGGTAGACATAGAGAAACTGAGAGCGGCCAACGAATCCGTGCAGGCAGTGGGCAACATGAACGTCAACGCCAAGGGAGACGTGTTGGGAGCGGGTGGACAGATAGTGACACCAAAGGAAAAGATCATACAGAAATACTACGAACAACCCAAGGGCATGGTCAGTGACACACCGACCAAGGGCAAACCTATGCCAGCACCCAAGTCAGAGACAGTGAAGACTGTGCAGAAGATGACACCTGTTGCGGCAAAACCTGAACCCAAGAAAACAGTTGCGTCACAACCAAAGAAAGTGGAAACAAAGGTGGAGGCGGAGCCCACACCGGTCTCGACATTCAAGCCAAAGACCGAGACCACAGAGAAAAAAGGCATCGACGCCGCTCTTGACGGATTGGAATAGATCCGCTATAATACTTCTACAATGGGACAGATAGAAGACTTACAGGCAAAGGGATTCGGATCACACGGTGGAAAACAGTACACCGTTGACTACGACATAACACCACTTAAAAAGAGGGTGTTGGTATCTGACATGCAGTTCGGTGCAACCAAGACCAAGGGCGGAATCATACTCATGGACGACGACGGCACCGAAGCGGGCATACACCCACGTTGGGCCAAAGTGTACGCCATTGGAGATCAACAGGACGACGTTCGGGTTGGACAGTGGGTGCTGGTGGCACACGGTAGGTGGAGCAGGGCACTTAAGGTCAAGAAAAACGATGTTGAATTGGAAGTGAGGATGATCGATGAGAACGATATCCTGTTACTGTCAGACGATGAACCAGACTTCAACAACAGACAGGCCGGATACATCAACACCGGCGGCATGAGACAGATGACCTCCCTGCCGGGCAATGACTAAGAAGATATTGTTCCTGGGCTGTAGCAATTTGGCCGAGGATAAACAGGAAATCAACAAAGAGCAGATATGGAAGGACGTTGTGTTTGGTGATGACGTCGAAATCACTAACCTGTCATACCACGGTGTTGGCAACCAATTCATATATGGTAACTGTGTGGACTACATATCAGATCATAAAGTTGACTACGTGTACTGTCAGTTCACAGGACTGGCAAGGCATGACATCTGCATCGACGAAGAAGCTCCGATGCCTGGGTATGACTACGCCATAAAAACTTATAAACGGAGATACCTATGTTCGGGAGGCAAGGTAGGGAGTTGGATGGGCACAGACAAGACCACAGAAATTTTCATGCCCGTGTATTGGCGCACTGATGAATACGATCATGTGGCTCGTGAAAGTGTACAAGCAGTGGCCGGCACCATATGGTTCCTGCAACAGAACAAGATACCATTCAACTGGACTTTCTTCTACGACATATGCAATCCGGCACACCCAGACGAAGAAAATTATGACGGTCGAGTCAATGAATTTCCAAAGATACTTGACAAGACCCATTGGATAGATTCAGATCCCCACACATATTGTTACCGTAACAACGGACTGCTGGAGGACAACTGTCACTTCAAGAACCCTGTGTACAAGCAATGGCTACAATCAGTGCGTGAGCAACTGGATTTTCATCAGTAGACAGCACACAGAAAAGTGTTACAATATACTATGATTCAGCGTTTTGGTTTCTGTTGCAAATGGCTCAATGACGAGTCGGAGTTTGGCGGAATGAAAGTCAACGCCAAGGACCGGGATCTCAATGGCAGGTCAACCACGATGCGTTGGTTACGTGAACACCGAGACGAAGCCGAACAGCGACAGTGGGACATCATGACACACAACACCACGGCCGCACGTAGACTGATAGAAAGAGTGGGCACACTACCACCTGAACGCAGGATGGTGAGGCTGGGATCGGAGATGCTACAGGGCTACACAGAGAAGGACTGGAAGTCATGGTGGCAACAACGGTACATACAGGATCATTTACAGAATTTATTCGCTCCCGTGGGAGAGATGGCACGCAAGTTGGACGTTAAGGTTTCATTCCATCCAGGACAGTTCTGTGTGCTGGCATCAGAGACTCCGGACATAGTTGAACGTAGCATAGAAGAATTCGAATACCATGCGGACATGGCAAGATGGATGGGCTTTGGCAAAACATTCCAAGATGGTTGCAAGATCAACGTACACATATCAGGACGTCAAGGTCCAGATGGTATCAGAAAGGCACTACCGAGACTATCTCAAGAAGCACGTAACCTCATCACAATTGAGAATGACGAGATGGGACATGGACTGGAGAAGAGCCTTGAACTGGAGAAGGACCTTGCACTGGTCCTTGACATACATCATCATTGGATCAGAGACGAGGAATACATCGAACCCACAGACGACAGGGTCAAACGTGTTATAGATTCGTGGCGTGGACAGAGACCTAGTATGCACTACTCTTATTCTAGGGACGAACACCTAGCGGTAGCAGATCTTGGTGATAGGACACACACCGAGATGCATGATATTAAAATGTTATTAGAGCGTGGTTGCAAGAAACAGAAACTGCGGGCACACTCGGACCTATTACCAAACAGAGCGGTAAATGACTGGGCACTTTCATTTTCGGAGAACTTCGACATACAGGTGGAGGCAAAAGGTAAAAACATGGCCTCTGAACAATTATATAGACAATATCTGGAAAACACTTTATAGTGTTAACAGGCACCTATAAAAATGATTTCTGATTTGAACAAACATAGATTTGAATATATCTGGCATCTGTACAACAAAAATATAACAGATAAGGACATGCCATTCCACTCTCATGTTCCATGTGATCCGTCAGTGTGGCAATTCCCCGATCATCTAATTGAATACCACAGACTTGTTTTTGATTTAGGATACACTTCATTGAAGAACAAAGAAGTTTTGGATATTGGATGCGGCATAGCCTGGTACTTGGGTAGCATGGAAAACTTAGTAAAAAAATATGTCGGAGTAGATATGAACGAAAAGCGTATAAGGTACGCTAAAATCATGTCAAAAATCGTGGATGTCGACACAGAACTCAATGTGTTACCTGCAGAAAAAGTTTCGTGTGAAACTGACACAATAATGATGTTGTCAGTCGCACATCAAATACCTCAGATAAAAAATATCTTAAACAAATTTAAATGTCAAAATATAATTTTAGACTGTTGGGAAGAGAAAAACCAGGTCCACATGAACGATGTCATAGACTTTCTAGAAAAACACAAAGGGTTCGTGCTTACAGGAAAACATCTATATGATTACGCTGGAAAAAGTGATTCTGGCAAAGGACAGACCTACGAGGGTGATAGATATATTTTACATTTCAATAGACAAACCAAGGAAACTTCTGTAATATAACAACATGGTAGACGAAAAAGAGATCAAAAAACTCAACACTAAGATCGATCACTTACAGAAGACCGTTGAGGAACTTCGAGACAAACTGTACACTCACATCAAGTTCATAGACAGCACTTATGAGGGACTTAAGAATCCCATAGAAGCGGCGAGGAAATGGTTACGTAGATGAAAGACCTCTGGGTAGAAAAATACAGGCCAAAAACATTAAAGGAATATGTCGTCCGAGACGACGCACAGCGACAACAGATACAGAGCTGGATAGACGAGAAGTCCATACCACACTTGTTGCTATCAGGAGCGCCGGGGGTGGGCAAGACCACACTGGCCAAGATGCTGTTCCATGAACTGGATGTTTCCAGTTATGACATCTTAGAGATAAATGCTTCAAGAGAAAATAGTGTTGACACAGTTAGAGAGAAGATCAACAACTTCGTACAGATAATGCCTTTCGGAGCATACAAGTATGTACTACTAGACGAGGCGGACTACATGTCACCAAACGGACAGGCCGCACTGCGTGGCGTGATGGAGGCCTATCATACGTCAGCGAGATTCATACTGACCTGTAACTATCCCAACAGGGTCATACCAGCACTCCACAGCAGATGCCAGGGCTTCCACATGGAGACCATAGACAAGACGGAATTCACCGCCAGGGTCGCGGAGATCTTGATAGCAGAGAAAGTGGACCAAGACATAGACACCTTGGACACGTATGTGAAGGCTTCGTATCCGGATCTGAGGAAGTGCATCAACATGGTGCAACAGAATGTCCGAGACGGACGATTGATGCCACCTGCCAAGGGCGACAGTGGTCAACAGGACTACAGGTTGGAGATGGTGGAACTGTTCAAGCAGGGCAAAATACAAGAAGCACGTAAACTTGTCTGCGCACAGGCCAGACCAGAGGAGTGTGAGGAGATATACAGATGGCTGTATGACAACCTGGAACTGGTGTCCAAAGATGAGGACCAGCAGGACAAGGCGGTGCTAATTATCAAGCAGGCGTTGGTGGATCATTCATTCGTAGCCGACCCTGAGATAAATTTAGCCAGTTGCATGATAAAACTAGCGAGGTTACAGAATGGGTAGCAAACACAACAAGAAAAGATACTTCTGCGTCAAGTACGTGATCAAGGCAGACAAGAAATTCGATGAGTTCGTTGAACTGTCAAAGAAGAAGATAGGCACAGGCAAGATGCAGGAATACACAGTCATACTGGATCTCGTGAACAAGGAAGTCATAAAGAACGAACTACCAGGAATACCGGTGGCACAGAGGGATGAAATCCCCTATGAACGCATAGAACAGCACTACCGCCAATGGTACGCTGATGCCATGGATCAGTTCGTCAAATAATCACGCACAAACACGTCGGATATAGGCCAGTTGTGTGGCCTTGAACACCTTCCTTAGCACCCTACGCCTCCTTCGATCCTTCTGTTTCCGTATCTTGAGCCAGTCCTGGTTCAGCATGTACATCTTGACTCGCTTGTCGAATACACGCTTCTTCCTCATTAGTTTCCACAGTTTGCGTTGGAACAGTGGTCGCAGT